TTACTTCTGCTACAAACTGTGTACCACTTCTTCTTGCTGCACTACCATGAGGGTAGACAATCATGTTTTCTAAAGTTTTACATCCTGTAGGATATTTTTGTAAATCATTTCTACCATCTAATCTTGGAGATAATTCACCACCTGTAAAGTTCGTTAATTGAACAGCAACTCTAGCCATGGGTTAGTACCTTGCGTTTATAAATGAAGAAGCTCCAACAACATCTGATTGACCATTATCTGGATTAGTGTTTTGACCTTCAGTAGCATCTACAAATCTTGCTTCTTTTAATTTATCTTGAAACAAATTGTACATATTAGAAGCAACAGGATTAGATGATGTAACTGCGTAGGCAATGTCAGCAGCTAATGCAGCTGATATAGTTTCTCTTAATAGTTCATCATATTGATTTGGATCTTCAATTCTTGCAACATATTGTACTCTTAATGTGCCATGGTTTGCTAAAATTTTTCTACCTTCAATTTTATAATCATAATCATAATTTAAAATAGTTAGAACTCTCAAACAATCTGCTGGTAAAGTAAACTGATAACTAAAACCCCATGAAGGTGTTGCTGTATCTCTTGCAAGTTCAGCTCTTTTAATTAAACAATTCCAAGGATGAGATCTAAATAAACTATCTCTAACTTGTGTGTATCTTGCGTTGCAAAGTCTTGCGTTCTTTGAATCTTCTGTCAATGATAATATAGTTGATGCACCAAGTTGGTTTAATGCTCCATTACAAATATCTACTACTGATGCCATATTACTTCCTTATAATATACTTTCTTCTAATCTGTCTATCTTTTTCTAAAGCAAATATCTCTGCTTCAGTTCTTTCTAGCTTAGCATCAAATCCATGATGTACTTTGCTAGTATTTTTATATCTGTCTACTAATACATACCTGTAGACATAATCCCCTTTTCTAAAATGTAATACTGTTTTCAAATCTTTTATTTGTTTCATAATGATAGATGGGGGATTGCTCCCCCACCTAAATTAAAGCGATTATGCTTCGTATGCTTGGATTTTAACTACTTTGTCTTCTTCCATTCTAGTCGCACCGAATGCAGCAGAATAGTAAACTTGAGTAGCATATCCTTTGTCAGCTCTTTCATCGATTCTAGCAGTAGCATCTTTACCAACTGCTAAAGCGATTCCATCACTTACGAAAGCAATACAATCTCTAATTTGAGATGCAACAGCTAATCTGTTAGACACGATGAAATTAAACCCTAAGAAAGTATTAATATCACCTTGTGCTAATGCTTTAACTGTATTGAAATCACTAGAAGTCACTTCAGTAGTTCCTAACAAATCAGAGATTTGTTTTGGAGATACGATGATGTGTCTTGGTAGTGAAGGATCAACATCAGCTAAATCAATGATCTCTTTTGCTTCTCTTAACTTAGCAATGTTCATACCAGTTGTACCAGTTTCAGCTATGATTTGAGATGCAGGTAATGCTACTGGTGTACTTACTCCTAAAGGAAAAGTATCAGCAGAACCAGTTGCAGCAGTAATGATAGCATCATCCATTGCTCTACCCATTGCATAAGCAGCAGCTAATGCGTAAGTAGAAGTTGGATCTACTAACATTCTTACTTTGTCTAGATCATCGATAAGATCAGCAAACTCGTAATCAACCAATGAAACTCTTCTTCTTGAGTGAGGAGTATCAGATTGAGGAGTGTCTGAGTGCCTTGATGAACGAACAGATGCTGTAACACTTCCAACTTGGTCGAAGAAAGCATTTTTACCTGTAACAGATTCTAATCTAACTTTATCTCTAAGAATAGAACCTTTTTGTTGTGATAGCATTTGTATGTTAGAACTATATTGTTCTACAAATGCTGTTGTTATTTGTGTAGACATAATTGTCTCCTATTATTTGTTAAGTTATTATTAAACAAAATCAGAGGAGTTCTCAAAAATATTTGGCTTCTCTTGGATTTAAAGTCTTTTAGACTACAAGTCTTTCCTTGTCGTCAGTAAGGTTCTTTCGAATTGTCTTACTTTTCTTAGGCGAATTTTCATCCGCCTTAGAAACCCATTTATAATATTCGTTGCAGATTGGCAAGGGATTTGATTTTTGATTTTCTGATCCACTCTCCACTACAATACGAAGTATCTCTAATTTAATTTCTTTGTTATCCATTGCTCATCATTGTTCTTAATGTAAATACTTGCTGAACAACCTTGTCGTGATCTGGATGTGCTTTATTCCAATATGGACCATCTCGATCATTAACAATCTTAGATATTTCAGCATTATAATCTACACCTTGAGATACACTTTCAGATTCTGTGCTTACTAATTTATCTTCAGACATAAGGTTAGCAATGTTTGCAAAGCCTTTAATAATAGCAGGATGATCTCCTAATCGTGTACCATCTTTTAATTGCATATCTAAAATGTTTGCATCCATGTTTGCTTTAGCAACTGCACCTGCTTTTTTAATATTATCCTCATAAGCTCTACCCCATTCTTTTCGTAGTTCTTGTTCAGCATTTGCTTGAGCAGTTTCCATGTCTACTTGATTTTGTTGTACAGAACCTTCCATAGAATTTTTATAAAACTCTAAGATACCTTGAGCTTGTTTATTATTTAAACCAAGCTGATGAGCATTCTCTGCAAAAGATTTAATTGCACTTTCATCTAATGGAACAACATCTGATTTAACTTCAAGTTGATATTTATCTGGAGACTCTGGTCTGCCAAGTTTATTATAAACTTCATTCCATTGATCTTCTGTTGAATTGTTATTTGGTACTGCAACTTTATCTTGACCAATCATTCTTGTTGCATTGACATATGATTTAGCAAGAGCTTCTAGTTCAGTAAACTTAGATATGTTTGGATCATTTCTTAAATCTTCTGAGATTGCTTCTTTCCAAGATTTAGCAACAGTTGGAACTGCTTGCTCTATCTGTGTCTCTTGTACTGGTGCTTCTGTAGTAGTTTGTGTTGTCTCTGCTACAGGCACAGTTTCCTGTGTTATCTGTTCTTGTGACATATTTATCTTCCTTTAGTGTTATCATTTTGGAGCATTGATTTAATAAATAGAAGTACACTCCTTTGACCTTCCATGTATGCACTCTCGTGACTATCCCCTTTAACATTAGTGGTAGACCAAAAGTGGCATCGTTTTTCTAAATCAGATAAAACTTTTTTACCTTCATCTGATTCAAAAATTTGTTTGTATGCTTCTCTTATTTCTTTTATTTGTTTTTCAAATTGTTTGAGATCACTCATTACTCAATATCAGCATTCGCTACAGCTCTAGCTTCTTCTGGTAAAGCCTTTGCGAGTGGTGCTACTTTTCCTCCTGCTTCCGCTACTTGTTGTAGCTGTTGCATTTGCATCATTTGTTCTTGCTGAGCTTGTGCTTGTTGTCGTTCAGCATTTAACTCAGATTGTGGTTTTAATATTTTTTGTGGTACACCAACAATGTCTGCTAAGTGTCTAACGAGTTTATCCATATTGATATGATCGAATACTGGAGCAACATTAGATAAGCTACCCATGATTTCTATTGCTCTCATAATCGATTGTAGTTCACTAGACTTCTGTGCTTTAGCTAGTGGAGATACATATTCGATTTCAATATCTTTACCACTTAAAAATTCTGGAGCTGGTCTAAATAAATTCTTTCTAAGGATTAAAGCAAATGCTCTATCGATTAATGGTTTTAATAATTCAGATTGAAGTCTACCCAAAACTGGACCAAGTAATCTCATCTTCTCTTCGTTCCTTTGAATAACTTCTGTTGCTGTCATTTGTGGACCACTCTGCATCATTAATTGATTTACATAGAACGCATTTCGAATTGAGTTTCTTCTTTGCTCTTCCATGTTTAAACCTAGTGGAGTATTTGCTCCAATGTTTAATGGTTCAATTCTATCTCTAGTTCCTGCTCTGTAAAAATTTAAACCACCAGGTACTGTTCTTACTGGTAATATAAATCCATCATCTGGAACTAATAAAGGTGGATCAACTTGTTTCTGTGCAGACTTGATTGTAGTCTTAGACATTTCATTTAACATCTTAACATCTGGCAATGCTGTCATTGCAGGTGATCTTCCATAAATTTCGTGTGATGCTTTTAAGTATCTTGGTACTACAAATGGAAACTCTCTAAATCCAGACACAGATAATTCTTCACCTGTACCTGCTTCTAAGTAAACAGATTCAAATGGCATATTTGATTTGTCTTGTTTTTTAGGATCAAAGTCAGTTCTTGGATATACTGCATGAAGTATTTCTACTTCTTCGTATGGATCTTTCTTTGCAGTAGTTGCTATGTTAGCAGAGACTTCACCAAACTTTTGTATTGCAGCTCTAGCACTTAATTTAAACTTTCTAAATACTGTATCGATTCTACCTTTTTCATTTTCAGCAATATACATTTCATTAATGTGTCTTGTAGAAAATTTTAAAATATCTTCATCATCTTCTTCGATAAACATTGCTGCTGTACCAAAAGTAATTAGATCGTGATACAGTTCAAAAATTTCTTGTTGGAAGTTTGATTTATTAAATGCTGCATACATTGTTTCTGTTGCAGACTCTAACCACTCTTTTGCTTCATCCTCATTTTCCATTTCATCTTCTTTGAATCTTAAAGAGAACCAAGGAGTTGATGGATTGGTTAGCATACCATGTAATGATGCTGCTAATAATTCTACTGATTGTAATGGAGAAGAATCAAAAATTAATTCAGTTCTTTTATCACCTTTAGATCTTGATTTAGTTACATCTGCTTTTCTTGGTTGCATATAGTCTGCAACTTCTTGCCAATGACTTTCCCAATTTTGTCTTTGAGATTTTAATCTGTCAAATCGTTTTAATAAATTTTTAGCTTTATCTGTTTGTG